CGTTAATTCTAGTTACGTATAGCTTATTTCCATATCCTAGAAAGTTAGCTGCAGTAAACCACGTCTCGTAGTTGTTATCAGTAGGACCACCAAATACGCTAGCGAGCTTTGATTCTGAGTCGATGAAGACTGGTTGATTAATAGGGCCAGAGCTGAATAGACCTGCAATACCTCCGACTGAAGTAGAAACGGTAGGTACAGAAGTAGTTAAGTCAAATTCGCTAACATTAATGCCTGGACTTAGTTGAGCTGCCATCTTAGTATTCTCCCTCAAATGGAAAAGCGTAATTCATTCTTGTGTTATTTATAACTTTTTATTCTCAAGCGAAAGGCGGTTACCAAACACCGCTTGAATCTAACATCCAGTTATCACTTCTATGAAACTCGAGTTCAACTTCGTCTTCTCTTCCATCCATCACAAAACCAAACGGCGTAAGATCTGACATGATCTCATCGTCTGATTTTTCTCTAAGATTCATCATAGTATTTATATTAGTAAAGTCCTTAAAGTACTGCTGGTCTGTCAGCCAGCCGAACAGTACTAGAGTCATTACCATGTCGTCGTGCTTGCCAGACTCGGCTTTATAGCTGTCGTTCTTCTTAGAAAAAGTCTTAAGCTCTTCTATAGTATTGAAGTCGGTCACCAGAAGCTTTAGCATCGAGCAACCAACCGACTTAACAGAGCCTGTAGTCCTAATGCCTCGGTCGGTATTAGGTGTGAACCCTGAACTAATCCTCTTGCCTGCCCTTCCGGCATGCTCCGTATAGAGTATGTTCTCATATTCAAAGTCGACGTGTAGACTGTAAGATACCTGCTCACCGATGTCGTTGATCTCCACGAGTACGGTAGCGTTGTTGTACATCTTGAGAACGTTGAGTATTATGCCGGAATAGTCACCCGGCGTCACCATATTGCTTCTAAACGTACATACCTGAACGTACGGCATCTTCGTGACGTCGAATATACTGAAGGCCGAATAGTCAAGACCCTTTCCTCTAGAGACGTCGACTATGCAGATGTAGATGTGTCCTTCTTGTGGAGGAATATACATCGAGAGCCCATCGTTCTGCTGGACTGGATTAAGCGGCTGTAAGAGCTGCAGCTTCCATCCAGAGATAAGGGTGCCAGAGCTTCCCATGAACTCTACGCAGTACTCTTGTTCAAACTTCTGATTGTCGAAGTTCATGGCCGCGAGTGTGTCGTCTTTCCACTTAGTATCGCGTCCAGGAACGTCGTACCACATGACCTTGATAGGATTGTACTGGTTCTTGGTCTCCTCAGCACCCTTCCATATAGAGTAGAAGTGGTTTAGACCATTTGGAGTAGAGACCAGAACGATCTTCGACTCGGTGCCGGAAGAGATGGTAGGATAGACCGAAGTAAAGAACTCATCCCAATTGTCGATAAACGCAGCCTCATCGATGAACAGGAGGTTGATGGAGTAACCACGAATGGCGTCGGAAGAAGTAGCAGCTGCTATGACTCTCGAGTCGTTCTCAAGCTCGAACGATCCTTTGTTCCACTCCTTGACGCCCTGCTGCAGCCACTTAGGAAGGTGCTGATAGGCGAGCTGGACACGGCCGAGGATCTCTCGAGCGGTATCACCTTTATTGGCCAATAGGGCTACAGTCTTCTCGGCGTTGAATATGATGTACCAGAGAATGAAAGCGCAGGTAGTGGTAGACTTACCGGCCTGACGAGCGGTCGCTATGATGGTGAACCTATTATCAGCCATCGACATAAGCATGTCTTTTTGATAATCATACAACTCAAAGTTCATGAGACCTTTGTCGACGTTGATGATCTTCATATATTTTTCAGTAAAGTAAACCGGATCCTGTGAGCACTTAACGTACTCAGCGACCATATCAGGAGTCCAGTCGATGTCCTGATTGGCCCTCTTTAGGTTGGCGTTACCGTTGTATCCCTTAAGGTTACTTAGGTCCATTCTTCATGTTCTCTATTACTTTTTGAAGCTCGGCAGTAGAACCTACAAACAGGTTGTTGGTTACCGACTTTGCTGCTTCACTGTGCGGCTGGTCTGCTTCTTGAATCTCACGGACTTTCTTTTGAATATCAAGAAGGTCTTTGTTGGCGTCTAGCATGGTCTTCATGAGCGTCGAAAGCACCTCGAATGCTCGTGGGTGCTGGCTCGAGTCTGCTATCTGTGAGAGCTTCTGTATCGCGAAGTTGCCGTTATCTATGATCTGATAGATGTTGGCTCGAGCCATGTTGAAGTCCTGCATTGCGCTGTCGTCGTGTCCGACAGCCACTAAGGACTTTATAGCTTCATCTTCGGGCAAGGGGTTAAGGTCTAGAGCCCTGCTTAGAGGGTCGTCTCTGTTTTCTGTCATGGTTCATAATCGTTAATGATGTATCCATAGTCATCGGTTGCTATAATTAGATCCCTTGATATAGATAGGGAGGCGTTTGAGGTCGGCTGGCCATTGGCAGTCAGACCCGGTTCGATAGTAGTGTGGTGCGCAGGTATGTGGGCGGCCACAGCTTCTTCTAGAGTATTATCTACGGCGTAGATGGCAGTATTAGCGAACTTGATCACGGCGCTCGACTTGACAGGGCCGTACATGTACCCCTTCATAGTAAACTGAATCGTCCACACCATCGACCTTCTCTTCTTAAAATCACCCTCGTACGTATCTTCATGGGTGATATTGTTGAGAATCAGGGGTATGTCGTGTATTATATTCATCTCGGGAATCAAGTTAACTGTAGTAGTCCAGTCAGGAGTAAAGAACGGAAGTATCTGCTCGATGATCTTAGTGCCGTCCTCGGTGTTCTTGCTGTATACATAGAGTGTAAACATAAAGTCGTACGGTACCGGAGCGTACTGATACTTCATCTTGTTCTTATTTGAAGAGTCTAGAGCAGCTATCTTGTTGGTGGTGTTTAGCTTTCTTCCGGAGTCGTACTTTATACCGTTGAGCTCGAAAGACATCATCGGCTGAGTTATAGTAGCCGTCTGTCTGTCTATGTTCGGGTCTTCAGTGACGCGGGCGAGCATCTTCTCCTTAGGCGCGTAGGTTACCGGCACCTTTATTCTCTGTGTCATCTTTCCGGTCTTGTCAGTCCTAATGATGTTTATATCATTGAACAGAGTACCGAATAGGATGACATACTTTCTTATTGTAGAGAAGTAGAACGTCTGCTTGAACATCAGATATTACCCTCGCTGAATGGATCTTTGAAGGTAAAGTCAACAAAGTCGTTTGAACCGGTACTGAAGTTGTTTGAACCAGATTGCAAGACATCATTGACCTCGCCGGGTATACCGTTTTCCTGCAATATGTACTCACCGCTCTCATTAACAAGATAGTCTCCAATCTGAGTCGTGATTCTCCAGTCAAGTAGGTCAGTGCTGAACTTCTTCTGGATAATGTCGACTTCAGGTATGCCGGTATTGAACCTCTCGTCTGAGTATTCAAACAGCTCACACGTGATCTCCCAAGTCTGGAGAGCGCCGAGCTGATAGAACATCTCGAACTTATTGACGTACTTGATCTGAAAGATCTTCTTATTAAGCGGGAAGTATATGACGTCGCCTTCGCGCGGCCTTGATATATTAGTATGTACACCGATCTCGTCAGTAAATACTCTCTGCGCGACTGTGAATACTACCTGGTCTCTTATCTCAAGACCGAACTTCGACATGAAGTTCCCGTCTCCGGAGAACCCATCTACTGACTTTATGTAGAGTTCAATAAGATATGACTTATCATAGTACGACTGGTCATCTTCGGTATACAGCTGGTCGAACATCCCGAGATTCCTTGGGATGTAGTACATGTCTTGGCCATAGATCCTGATAGACTCTATTATGAGGTTCTCAAGGAGCAGCTGCTCTTGACTCGACTGAAAGTTATTGAAGAATACCGAAGTGGCCATTTATTGTCCCATCAACATTTTACGGCGCGCACGATAGTAGCGTTGCTTCTCAGCTGCATTAGCAAACTGATGCTTATTAGGATATTTTTTTGTCATTGCTTCTATCATAGATTGTCGTCTTTTTTCTCTAACTTCTAGGTCAGATGATCTAGTATCTCTCTTCTTTAATCCTGTCTCATAATTCTCTCTAACATCTTCCCTACGCATCGCTTCTTTAGTTTTTATAGAGATCTTCTCAGATATAGTCTTAATTTTTTCATCATACTTAGACCAGATTTCATTATTCTTAATATTAAGATTATAGTAGCGAACTCTAATCTCTTCTGGCTTTATTAAGTCTAACCACTTTTGCTCTTCAACAAACATATCTATCCTATTATCTATATTTGTTTTAAGAATACGTCTTTTAAAATCATAAGGTCTATGCTTATAAGCTTGTTTCATCCAAGGTGATGAACAAATATAGCCATCGTCTTCTTTCCCCCAGTGACAACCTACATAATATCTTCTATGTTTACGATCATACCAGATATAAACAAATCCGTGTTTTTCCATATTATTACTCCTATTGTTATAAGAGTATTTATAAAAGTATATATTTCAGCCTATCATATCAGTAACTGGAAGTGAATAGCTGTTGATCATCTCGTGCTCGAGTGCATCTCTCTCCTGAGTAGCCTCGTCGTATATCTTCTGCCCGTTAAAGGTAAGTCCACCCGGCATCTGCATTCCTTGGAACTTCTTTAGGTTCTGACCCCACTGCTGCTTGATAAGACATTCGGCATACCTAGCCAGCCAGCGATCGGCCCATGCCTTAGTATAGACGTCGGGATTGAGTATCTGATATGCTTCGACGATTATGAAGTCGCCGACGTTGAGCATGCTCCAGTCCATGTCAATGTACAGACGGTTGTTGTGGCGGTTGTACCTCAGCGGCTGCTGTCCTACTAAGAACTGCTCGAGGAACTGGACGTGAGTAAGTGCCATGTAGTACGGAACCATGGACACCGACGTCAGAGTATAGAGGTCGTTCAATGCTATCTGGTAGCGAATGTTGAACAGGTTGTTGGTGTTGAGCGCCTGACCGATTGGGAACAGAGTAACTACGCCGATGATATTGTCCGGC